TGTCCTCAGTGGTTAATATAACACCCTAGAAACTATTTGTCAAGTACTATTTCTTCGTTAATCTTGCGAAGATTCTTTCAGTCAATTGTTCCGCCATCTTTTCTCTGCGGTTTTCTTTTACAAGTCGGGCCGCAACACGCTTCGCAACTTCATTGACGATAGCCTCTTGATAGTCGCGATTGGCCGCCTCTTCGTCTTCCTCTTCCTCGTCTTCCTCGTCGCGGTTTCCAGTTAGTTTATCACCGAGTGCAGAGCCGACGATGGCGCCTCCAGGGATTGGTGATAGGGCACCGCCGATGGCTCCCGCCATCTTGCCGAGTGTTCCTTCCATCGGGACTTCTTCTGCCGGTAATTCTTCACCTCCTTCTTCGGCTCCCACTGCTGGTTCCATTCCCATATCCATTTCCATTTCTTCGGGCTCTCCGAGTTCTTCCTCTTCGCCCTCGACACCCTCAACGTCAGCCTCGACGCCAAGCACGCCGGCAACAGCATCTACAACCTGGGCCAATAGTTCTTCTCTTTCGCCCATTTCCATGCCGCCAAGGTCTTCTTCGCCACCAACGGGCTCCTCTTCAACGTCCAAGGGCACCTCTTCTTCGCCACCAACGGGCTCTTCGAGGTCCATCTCTAATTCTTCTTCGTCGACGTCCCGCGCACCGGCGCCGGCGCTAAATCCCAATTCCTGAATCTTGTCGTTGCCAGCGGGCCCAATAGTAGCCAACTTCATAAAGCGTCTAATTTCTGCTTCTGTTAATAGTTTCTTATGAGCCATCTTAAATCTCCTTAAAAGTTTTTTAAACTCAATCATAAATAGTAATGATAAACGATAAACACCCTAAAAAAGCAAATCATCAATGTTACAACGCTTTCTCAGCTTTTTTAACGCCTGAGTTTCTATTTGTTTTACTCTCGCGAAAGATATTCCCAGCCTCTCGGCAACCTCTCGCAACGTCATTGGTCCGTTTTCATAAGTAGATATTAAACAACAATTTTGCTCTGTTTCATAATCAATCCAATTTCTGCACTCAACCTCGTCACAACATCTTCTCTCTTTTATGCATGCTCGGGAACAAGGCAACAAACCATCTTTATTCATAACTCTGGAAACTCCTGTTCTAATATATCAAATATGTTTTCAACTTCCCCCTCAGATAAAGCAAAATCTCGTAATTTTTGGGTGCCGGATTTTCGCAGCTTTTCGGACTTCTTCTTTTTTTCCTGCGACTGTGGTTTATAATCATCTATGTAGCTGGTGATCCTCTCGTCGCCCTCAAGGTAGCCGGTAACGAGGTGACGAAAAAACTTTGACTGAGATAGTCCGTCTGTTTTTAATTTTATTATAAGTTTGGCATGCCGGTGCATATTGTCGCTAAATACAATTTTCTTATCAAGATTCTTATAATCTATTTCAGAAGACACTACCACTTCCTCGTGGAAATATGTGTGTGACCTTCAGAAAGGCCCGATGCCGTTTGCCGAACAAGCTTTGCTTTGCTCTGTAATTCTACTAGGTTGCGGGCGCCAGAGTAGGAGAACCCCGAACGTACACCCCCCTCAAGATCATTTAAAATGTGTCGCATGGGCCCGCGATAAGGAACGCGAGTTGCAACACCCTCGAAAGAATTATAACGACCGCGCCATTCTACTTGGGCTTCTTTGCTGGCCATACCACGATATGACTTCCAGCTTGTTCCATCCAAATCTTGAAAAATCTTTCCTGGTGTCTCGTCCGTGCCAGCAAAGAGGGAGCCGCACATCACGGCATCAGCCCCCGCAGCCAATGCTTTCACAATGTCGCCAGAGTTACGAATGCCCCCATCGGCAATAATTTTAATATTTCTGTCTGTTTTTGCACAATCCATAATGGTCTGTAATCCAGGTATACCGTGACCTGTCTGTATTCTTGTTGAGCAAATAGAGCCACCTCCTATGTTACAGCGCACACTATCCGCGCCCCAATCGGCCAGATCATTAATGCCTTCAAGTGTTGCGACATTTCCGGCCATTATGTGTACGTCCTCCCCGAGAGCCATACGCAACCTTCCTAGCGCCTCTTTCATTAATATGTGATGCCCGTGAGCCACGTCGACGCAAATAAAATTAACAAACTCTTTATTTAACATTACTGCTCTCTCAACAAAATCGCCCGAAACACCAACGGCGGCCCCCATCATCAAATTGTGACTAGAAGTCTTATTAGAAAGGGCATATGCCATTTTTATTTGACGGATCTGTTCTTCGATTGAACTATAGCGGTGGACGATTGCCGCGCCGCCATGCTTGGCCATAGCAACAGCCATTCCAGCTTCAGAGATTGTATCCATTGGTGAAGAAATAATCGGCAGAGATAATTCTAAGCCAACGCCCAGATCAGACGAAATATCAATTTCTGTTCGAGAGCGAATGTCTGAAAATTGTGGTTCTAGAAGTATGTCATCATACGACAAGCAACTCTTGTGACACAAATTCATCTTCCGCTCGCGATAAATGCCTTAATTTCACTTACGGGATACCAAGTCTTCTCGTTTGGTTTTTTTGGCTCCTTCATCACGGTACGTTCAGGTGACGCACCCCCCGTCTTAATCATACAAATGGTGGGAACGCCCGTAAAACCAAATATTTTTTCGACCGGCGGGTGATCTGCCACATTAAACGCAAAGAAATGCACATCCTCAAAACTATCGGACATATCTATGTATATGTCTTGCAAAGCGTGGCAGTAGTGACAATTATTAGAGTAAAATTTAATTACGCACGTTAATTTCTTCTTCACCCCCCCCTTTAGTATGTGAATAAGCGCCTTCTTTGATAATCTTTCAACTTTCATTTTCTTCAATAAACTCCTTTGTTTCATCAACACATTTTGGACAAAATAACCTAACTGTTTCGGTGTCGCTATGAACAACAACCTTCCATGATATTACCATATTTTTATCTTTCTTGTCAAATGGTTTTTGACAAATCAAGCATGCATCAGGGATCTTCCCGAATAAAACAACTTTTCGAGAGAGTTCTTCCTCTGGCTTAGATAATTTCTTTTGTTGTGCTCTTCGCTGCTTACGATTCACGCTTTAATAACCCCCATCATCGGGAACATAGCATCATTCTTTTTAAACACCACCACCGCAGACGGAAACGGAGCACTATTTTCTCCATTACCAAACTTCAACCTGCCTTTCACAAAATAAATAGCGTCTGCCTTCATAACATAATCGTGCCAATAGCGCGTATCGGTTCTTGCGGGGACCAAGGCGATAATTGTTGTGTTATCTTTCTGTCCCTCTTCGTGGGCCTTCTTAATCCAGTGTTTGATTGCGCGCCCATACGGCGGGTTCATAAATACATTATGACCAGACCAATCCTTTTCCAATCCGCCTTCAGTAAAATGATTCTTCACCTTATAGTTGGACTTGTTGGCGCACGGGTCGAGCGTAAAGTCTCCAAACTTCTCTTCTAACTTATCAAAGAAATGTTGGGGCGTTGCCCAATCATTTGACTTTGAACTAAACATTGCTTCTTGTGTATTTTTATTCACTTCACATCCTCTTTCATTGTACATTCACAAACTATGTCTTCCATAAGACCGGTGCCATCAATCCCATAGTGTAAGGCAACATCCCAACACTCGTCACGTTCTTCCACGGTAAGAAAATTATCCTCTATGTAATACCTGTTGGGATCTACGAAGCGCCATTCGCCTATATTAGAAATGCCGCTCTCATCATCATAAATCAAAGTCTGATGTTCTCCGGCCGTATCATCTCCCAATTGATGAAGATTAAAACAAATGTCGTATTTGTCTGTCTGCCACCACCGGTCCTCAAAATCTGCTCTTTGAAGACAGGGATCTCGACAGCCTGTCAATAATAAAATAGGCACCAAAAGTAACCCCTTAAGTCTAAACATTGTTAATCCTCTCAATTGATTTGTTATAATATTCTTTTTCCATTTCACATCCAATAAATTTTCTACTTGTTTTCTTTGCTGCCACAGCAGTTGTTGCAGAGCCCGCAAAACAATCCAACACCAAGTCGCCTTCATCAGAGTGCTTCTTAATTAGTTCTTCAAAAAGAGGCAAGCTTTTTTGTGTGGGATGAAATCTGTCTTTGCCGCCCTGTAGCGGGTGGTGATAAATCCCCTTGTCGTACTTGCTGTTAAACGTTGGCTTTCTCTTCTTGATTCCCAGCAGCGCAATCTCACGACAATTGGTTAAATAATTAATCTTGCTGTTAATTGGCTGTGGATTTGTCTTAATCCATTCAATCAGTCTGATCTGTTTAAACTTGCTGTTTTCTAACATTTCTTTTAGGTTGGTGATCTTCCATAAATCAAAAAATATAATACAGGTTCCACCATCACGCAGTACTCGATAAAAATGATTCACAAATAAATTAAGCTTTTCAACTGTAAACTCGGAATCCCAATCTCCATAGTTTGTTTTGACCGCGTACTTTTTACCGTAGATGCTACCGTATTTCAAAAAATCTCTTCTGTAGGCTCGTAGTTTTCTTTTGATTGCTTTGGGTTTGTAAGCCTCTGTTATCGTCCCATCGTCGGCTTTAATCATTATTGATTTGTCTTTCTTCAAAAAAGTAATCCACTCCCTTAAAGTCTTGAGGCTGCGCCACTGTTCCATAGTTCGCAAACTTGGGGCGCCCTCTCTATCCTGTTTCGCCACATGTTCCACCCACTTATCCATACCAGAATCTCTGGATGTAATATAGGGAGGATCGGTCAAGATTAGATCTACAGAATTGTCAGGAACGTCTGATAGAAACTGTAGACCCTCTTGGTGTTTAAGGGCAATAGAGTTCATCGCGCCTTAATAAGTTGATAAAGATTTTCTTTGTTCTTGCCTGTTTTAATCTGGGGCAAGAAATACAGTCCGGAAAAAATCTTGTTACCATTGGTGTCGAGATACGCATTGTTGATCTTGTCGTACTCTGCCTTTACGTGGGTGCGCTTCTCTTTAATTTTCTGCTTTGTTTGGCCGGCAAGCTCACCCACATAGAAAACAACATAAATGTTAACATTAGGATTATCTATCTTTTTGTATGCCCCGTTGGCAAAAGCGTTTGTCTTTAGCTGGGGATAATTTGCACACGGATAGAAGCACACGTTGTTGCAGATATCCCCTACAGCGTCGACGAACTTTGCTCCACTATATGTCCAACCGTGCGAATTAACATTTTTTACGAGTTCCATCGCTGTATCTTTTGAGTATGATTCAAAAATCGTTGTGATGGTACCCCCCAGACACCTCTGGAGCATATTTTTTAGCTTGAGTGTCGAGAAACCTGAGTTTTTATAAATCGTTTTCAAATATTCTACGCTCTTGGCAATGAATTTTTCTGGATCCTCACCGTATTTGAAACCCGCCTTCTTCTCAAATATGCCCCGGTCGACGCGTGTAGCGATTTGAGATTCAATGTCTGCTTCCGAATTCGGTGTAGAAATTAAATGATCATTCTGCTGACATTGAATATCAAACCATTCGTCGTTATCGGGCTGTTGGACCTTATCATGATAGTAGGTTGCAAAAATTTTAGTATGCCCTGCCGCCTTCTTTGACAGATATCTAGTGGCACCATCTTTTAGTTCTGACTTGTTGCCACCGGGCAATTTTCGCAATGAAACAGGGGGCACTTTGGCACCACTCTTAATAGCCTCAGTCATAGCCGGCACCTTGGCGTGTACGTGTCCCAACTGTCGAACCTGACTATTCAGGTCATCAAACACAATATTATCTATTTCAACCCATTGGGTATGAAGCTCATCAAAGTTGTGAATTTTGGTTGTTAACTCGTTATATGTTTCTTTATTCATTTTTTAAATTACCTTTGTTCCATATTGTTTAATTTGTTTGTAGGTTAGAACCGCTCCCAACCGAGGATCTTTTCTGCTGTGTCTCTTCCCCCAACTTTTGTAAAACTTATCTTTTAAGCACCGCAGAACATCATCGCCCGACAGCTTCCAGATTTCTACAATTTTGTGCCCTTCAAAGCGCGCACAATAATGCCACTTATAACAGCCAATTTTATCATTGCAAATATAGTTCCATTGTTCATCCCAGGTAGGATAATTTGATACACCATTATAAGTTGCATTAATCTTGTCTTGTGTTGTGCTCTTGTACTCCACAAAATCGTCATTTTCATCACTTGCATCCTCGCCGGCGAACCCTAAAGCAATCGTATGGCCAAGCTTGAAAGCTACTAGAATCTCTCTCATTCTATTATAGCTAAAACAATCGCCGGCGTTAAGCTGTTCTGATAATTCAGCAAGACGATTAACGCAGCCCTGGAATTCTTTTATATTAGCGACCCTCTCTTCTGCGCTACTTAGTGACTGCATCTGTACTCCCCAAGGCGCCATCGCCCCGATTTGAAATTGTCATTGGGTAGTCATATAAACTACCGTCTCGGTTCTCTATCGCCTTGAAGTGAACCACCGGAATAAGAACGACCTGTGCGATCTTCATTCCTGTTTCAATAAACTGTGGATTGGCGCCCACATTGTGAAGATTAATAAATACCTCACCGTCGTAACCAGAATCAATAACACACGCACCCACCAACAAATGACGTTTGGCTGCATTTCCGGAACGATTCTTGACTTCGAGCATATATCCGTGGGGGACGCCAAAGCGTAGCCCCGTGGAAAAGATACCCGATGCTCCCGGATGAAGCCATACCCCTGACGAGACGGCCTCCTCGGGGCAGTAAAACACATCCAGGCCCGCGTCTGATGGATTAGCGCGGACTGGCTCCTGGGCGTCTCCTCTGGTTTTAGAGTATTCGAGGATCATTACTCTTCGCCTGTTCCCGTGATGATGTGAAAGTTCTCATAAATCTCGTCAATGTTCAGCTTACCCTTATACAGACGATATGCCTTAACTGCCGTGCGGATCTCATCGGTATTTAGCCAGCCTCGATCTCGGAACTCTGCGCGAAGCTCTCGCTTCTGCTCCTTGTACGGTTCCACCGCATCTTCGATTGCCTTGAGCGACCGGACATACTCTTTTACATAACGTCTCTTCTCTTCAAGTGTGTTTGCCACAACTTCCTCCTTTCTTGTATCTATAATATAACAGGTCTGGATCCGTTTGTCAAACAAATTCTGGCGAAAAAGAGAAGAAAATTTCTGCGTGAGGCGAAAACACACTTTCCAAGTATTCTCTCATCTGTTCTTCGCTGTTGAATATTTGATCAGGATGAATAACGCCCCACTCTCCAACTTCCTGCAATACATCCATCTTGTTAAAAATAAGCTTATTGACCCCATTCATAACAAATGCCTGAAGTAATTGTTTCATATTTAGCCAATTACATTGGCGAACTCTGCCTGTTGTGGCGCCAAATTCTTTTCCTATTCTTTGAATGTTTTCAAATACTTCGCCCTCTGGCTGGAATGTTCTCTTGCCAACATAGGTTTCATAAATCTTTGCTATCCCCCACACATTACGAAGAGAACGTGGGCTGATCCCGTTCTGGAGAGCAGCCGCAACTCCGCAATGACTGGAAGTGACATAGGGATAGTCGCCCCAATCTGGATCAAGCCAAAAGCCTTGTGCGCCTTCCATAAGGATGGCGGTCTTTTCATCACCGTAATATAGTTCTTCAACCATATCAACTAAAAAAGGACGGAGATCTCCAATATCACCAGCCCTGACACCACGGCGAGCGTACTTATCGCGGTAGGCAGGTCCGTTACCCGACTTAGTGGTGCCAATACTATTGTCTTTTGCGTCTTCATTTAAATGTTCCTCTGTAATAATGTGCGCGTTAGCGGCAATTTTAAGATTGCTATAAACATCCACACCAGCAGATGTTAGCATGTCAATCTCGTCATATAACTTATCAATATTTAAAACGCATCCCGAACCGATGATAGATTTCACATTGAAAAATACACCAGCGGGAATAGCGTGTGTTACTATTCTATCTCCATTGTGATAGATGGTGTGTCCCGCATTTTGACCACCATTGAAGCGAATACAGTGTGTATATTCTCCACTCTTCAATAAGTGATGTGTGACTTTGCCTTTGCCCTCGTCACCATGTTGCAGACCAATAACTATGTCGGTAATCAATTTTTCTCCCTTGTTACGCTAACAATTTAAAAGTTTTTCCAATCGCATATGTTGAAAAGCCCCAATTTGAATCATACTTCAATCTTGCCATATATGGTTTGTTCAAGCATATCCTATCCTTCTCTGGCTTAACGCCCCAGCATCGAATCTTTGTAAGCTGATTGTTACTATCAACAACTTCAACAATCCAATACAGCTTTCCGTTCTTCGTCTTCCTCTCGACAATCTTACGAGGAATAAACCAACAAACATTTAACTCTTGGTCAAAATCAGAAATCGGTGGAACGTACTTCTGTCGCAATCTCTCAATCATATGATTATCAATAACGAGGTTAAGCGGAAACACGCCAGTCAATTCAGTTTTAAACTGGATGATCTCTTCCTCACTAAAGTCCCCTTCGGGCGCATACTTTTCAATATTTGTCTGTAGTTTGTTGGTTGTCTTCGGACGATCAACGATACACGCTGACCAAAAATGTTTACGTCCTGTGAAAATATCATCTACAATATTATCTAAAGCGCCGCCTCGACATAGAGCATCGAGAGCCTTCTTATTTAACTTACTGTATACGACCTCTTCACGGAAAAGCAAATCCTCTGCTCCTGTGAATGGGCGGTTGTTCAAAATCTGTTCAATGGCAGCCATCCCAAGACCCTTGATAGAGGTCAAAGGTTGAATAAGTGTCTTACCGTCTTCGCTGATCTCCCACACAACACCCGACTTGTTAATATCAAGTGGTGCGATTTTAAATCCGTAACGCTTGGCGATGTTGATTGCCTTCTCCTTCCTTGCTTCTGGCTCCTTGTCCAAGAACGCAGCCATCCACTCGGGTCCATAATAATTCCACAGCCACGCACACTGGAACGAAATAATACTATACGATACAGCATGCGACTTATTAAATCCATAGCCTGAGAAGTATTCAAACTTGCGCCATAGGTCTTCGGCTGCGTCCCTGTCAATGCTCTTGGCTACGCAGCCATCAACGAACTTTGCTCGCAGCTTTGCCTTCTGTCTCGCAACCGCTCCGGTTCCCTTCTTCGTCAACAGCTTGCGGATCTTGTTGCCCTCGTCGAGTGTAAGTCCACCCAACTTGTGAGCAAGCAAAGCGATCTGCTCTTGGAAAATAAGGAAGCCGAACGTCTCGCCTGTAACTTCCTCAACCTCTGGAGTTAGGTACTCGATGCGCTGTGGGTGTTCCTTCGCCTCAACATAATCCTCGTGAACATCAGCCGCGAGAGGACCGGGACGATAGATTGAGGTAACAGCAGACACATCAATAATGTTTGTCGGCTTCACTCTCTTGCAAAACTTCTGTGCTCCGTCTTCTGTAAACTGAAATACGCCCGCCCACCTGCCTGCATGAAAAACATTCTCGTATACATTCTGATCATCAAAATCAATAACATCGGGATGGAGGGTTTCGTCGTAATACTTCTTAACGTCTTCGAATGTCGGCTCCTCGATCCCGTGATGCCGACGTAGGATATGCTCAATGCACCCCTCCATCATCTTCAAAGTCGAAAGCCCAAGCAAATCGTATTTAATAAAGCCCATTGGCTCCAAGTGCCGAACGTTCTGTCCTTCGCTCCAGGGCGTCTGTCGCACCCCCCCTGAGTTGATCAGGGGCATACACTCGTTTAAGTTCTCTGCAACCACCACGCCGCCGGCATGCCGACTACACGAGCGCACCTGACCCACAAGACCTTCAACGTGAGACTTGACTTCGGGGTGCATCGCAAGGAACGTCTGAAGCGTTGGTGAAAATTCCATTACCTCTTCCCACGTAGGAGCATAGATGCCGGCTTTGATACCGTGCTTTTGTTTGGCCATCGGTGTTGCTTCGCGCATCATAATGTTTGTGACCGTATTAACCTCCGTGAAGGGAATGTCATACAGCTTTGAAATATCTTTGATAAGTGACCGCAACTGTAACGTGTTCCAGTTAGAAATAGGAGCGACCGTATCTTCTCCCCACATATCAATTAGCTTATCTTTCAGGGCCATACTATCGCTTACATCATAATCAATATCAGGATAGTCGGTTGCGTCTGAGCGCAGGAAGCGAGAGAACAGAAGACCATACTTAATAGGATCAACCTGAGTAATTCCAAGGACATACGCTACTAGTGATCCGGCTGCACTCCCCCGCCCAGGGCCAGATAACATCATCCCGTTTGCCGCGTCAGCAATCGCCTTCATCGTCAGGAAATACTTGCTAAAACCACGGTCATCAATAATGTGAAGCTCATCACGGAGACGAGCAATATACGCCTCACATCCATCCAA